TGATAACCCAGATGCCCAGTTTTTCCAATCGCTTTCATCCATAAGACGAGTAGCAACGCCAAAATCTTCAATCGACGGGAACATATAGTCCGCCCAGTCCACAACATTGTCTACAATGCGCGGATCAATCGTGGTGGTAATGACCTTCGCCATTAGCTCTGATACCTACCATCAGCCGCTTCGATGTGGACAATGATCTGGCCCATCTGATAGTCGCCGCCTACCGTGTTCGAGCTGAACCTGAAGCGAAGCTCACGCCGTTGCTCCTTAAAGAACACCTGCTGCTCATACTTCTCGTTTGCCACAGCCGGGAAGGTGCGCAGTGGGCCATAGACTTCAGGCGCACGAGCATTGATTCTGCCTGTGATCTGGGCCGTCATGTCGCCCTGCTGCACGAAGTCAGGCTCAATCATCTCAACGTGGATTGAGCGACTGCGCGGGTTATTATCAGTGAGCAACGATATATCGCCCGTCTCGAAATAGCTTTCGATTGCGTTGAGCGCAGAGCCATCGATCTCATCAACGCCAAATTCATGCTGCCAGATGCGGTATAGATCCGGACCATTGTTAACCACGCGGATAGCTTCGCTTTCAGTAACCCGCGTATCACCGCCTTCTGTAATGCGGATGTCAGGAACGCCGGGACTAATTGGGTTGATGTCAGCAAGAATCGGGCGGTTAAGCGAACCAGCATAGATACCAGCAGAGCGCCCAATATTCGGCAGCTCCGTGTCGTACCATGTCTGCTCGCGGAAGTTATAGATCACAGCGTGCGTGCATTCAGTCGCATCGCCACGCGGATAGCACCACCAGATCTCGCCAAAGCGCGGAACCTTATAGGCGAAGATCTTATTCGCGTATGTCTGGTTCAGCCCATCAAAGAAGTAATTAATGTTCATGTTGTTCGGTACTTCGCGAACCACACCATTGTACATCATGAACCGGCCATCACCGACCCAGAAATAGATCCCATCATACTCAATAACGCCATTGACCGCGATGATCGACGAGGACGAACTAATTGTGTCGAACGCGAAAACATCCGTACCACCTGTGTAGTATGTGCGGATCAGGCTATCGAGCGTCCACAGGAGGCCAGCAGGGTTCTGACCACCACCACGCAGCGGTAAACCCTTGACGATCTTTGAGGATGAAATAAACGCATCGCCAGCATCGCCGGTAGTAAAGTTCGTGGGATCGTTTGCATCCGACCACTTCACGAAACCGTTCTGGGAAAACATAAACAGGTACGGGTGAAGCACCACAATGCCACCGCTCACACCAGCCGTTGGAATTTGCGTCAGGGGCGTCGTAGTATAGATGTCGCCGATATAGGCGGGAAAGTCTGTGCCGGTTGAAATATCGGTTGCAGCATCTGTAGCGTGCGCGATCAACACAGTTGAGCTGCCAGCGCCGTCGAATAGCGCATCGAACTGCCACATGAATTCTGGGCCGCCTGTGTACCCTGCAGGTGCGCGTGAAACCAGAGAGCTGGTGCTGCCCGTTTCATCAATCGTCATGCGCTGTAGGCCCTCACCATAGCCCATATGGGTATAGGTAAAGTTGTTCAGTGACTGCAGGTGAAACTGATTGACAGTGCCTTCAACGAAGTTCGTGATCTGCCGATACCCGCCGATCTTGCGTGGAAGCCCGCGCTGAAACCGAACCCACTGTCCGTCAACGTAAAAGTTCCCCTCGAACCTCGTACCATCCCGCTTGATACCGGGCTGTGAATTGATGTTGACGGGTACTAGGGTCATTAGATGACCGCTTCAGGCCATACGATGCTGAACGGATTAGCTTGCGTGGTTATGTCGCGCAATGCTTGGCGGTATGTAGCCCATGCAGCGGCGTCTGCCGAAGCGTCAGGTAGCTGCGTCCAGTCCGAAGCAGCCAACAGCCTGTTACGTTCAGCGCGGATAATAGGCCATTGCGCTCCAACCTTTGCTGCTGACTCGTCTGCGCTAAGGTCCGTCACAATGTAATTCTGCGTCCAAACGCCGTCGATCAACAACGCTGGGCCTTCTTCAATGTGCTGTGTGGCTGCATCGTGATATGGTGGCGTGACAATCTGCTTTTTGTGTACGCCAAAATGCTCAACCTGTTCTTCGGTCAAGCGGCGGGCGTAGCAATAGTTATCCGCGTCCCACTGCGTCGGCTCTACATCAAAGATGTGCCGTATGAAGGTGTCGCCTTGGGCTTGGACATACCACATTATTCTGCTTCCTTTGCTTCCCGCTTGGCGGTTACACGTACAACAGCCGCATCGTAGGCTGCTTGGTCTTCAATCTGTTCTTGCAACGCTGCCATAATAGCCAACACGTTGCCCATCTGTTTGCGCGTATCGTTTAATCTTTCAGCTACGTTGGCCGCAAACTCATTGTCTGTAGCTTTTGCCAACAAATACTCAAAGTTTTTGCGGTCAAAGTCGTAATGAAAATGTTCCACCTCACGCGCATACACAGCGTCCGCAAGAATGTCGTATTTGTAATCATCGCTGAGTTGTGTGTAAATCATGTAATATCTTTCGTTATTAAGCGGGGCTAAAAGCAACGCTTTGGCCATTAATAGGTGGCAGCGATCCGGGGTCTGCGTATTTAGTGCCGAAGCCAGTACCGGCGTTCCACGGGTACGCGGTAACATTAGGTGATGCAGCGTGCGCTACCGCGATAGCATCACCAGCAGGAGAAAACGTGGTGGCGTAACCTTGAGAAGGAGGTAGTGTAGCTGGATTGGTATATTTGGTTCCAAAGCCGCTGCCACTCCACGGGTACGCGGTAATAAATGGTGAAGAGTCATGTGCTATAGCGATAGAAGTACTTGCAGGATTAAAGGCAACGCTGTACCCATCAAAAGGAATTACCGTAGCTGGATTTGCGTATTTTGTACCGAACGCGCTGCCACTCCACGGGTAGGCGGAAACATATGACGCGGTAGCGTGTGCTAAAGCGATAGCAGTCCCCGCAGGACTGAAGGCTACGCCGCGGCCAGTGCCAGCGGGTAGTGTAACTGGGTCGGTATATTTAGTTCCAAAACCAGTACCGGCGTTCCACGGGTATGCTTGGATAAAAGGTGTTGTATTGGTTGCTACAGCAATAGCAGTACCCGCAGGAGAAAAAGCAACGCTAAAGCAATTACCGGGAGGTAGTGTAGCTGGGTTGGTATATTTGGTGCCAAACCCCGAACTGCTCCACGGATATGCGGTAACAAAAGGTGATGTGGTGTGCGCTACAGCAATAGAAGTACCCGCAGGGTTGAATGCTACGCCGTTGCCGCTACCAGTAGGAAGCGTAGCTGGATCGGTATATTTAGAGCCAAACCCAAACCCAATCCACGAATACGCGGTAATAAAAGGTGATGTACTGTGTGCTACAGCGATATTATTGCCGTCAGGACTAAAAGCGACGCTTTGGGCACTGCCTGCAGGCAGCGTGGTCGGGTTGGCATACTTGCCGCCAAAGCCAGTGCTGACGTTCCACGAGTATGCTTGGATAAAAGGTGTGGTGCTAGTTGCTACCGCGATAGATGCTAATGCCGCCGCGTTGCCTGTTTGATACAAATAGTTTGCCATCCACTTAGTTGCAGTAACCTTAATTGCCATTAACGTATTATTTGGGTAGACACTTAACGATCCCGTTGTCCCGTCGCCAAAAACTAGCGTGTCGCTGGTAATTGCCACATTAACGCGCGTACCGCCGTTTTCGGCGGTAAACAGTACCACCGTACCAATAGGGAACGCAACGCTGGCGTTAGCGGGTATGGTGTATGTGCGGACAGTAGTGTCGGCTACAGGGTGAAATATCTGCTTACCAGCATCACCAAGAACCAGTGTGTAGTTTGCTGATTGGCTGTTTTGCGGATACGCCACTGCGTTCGATGGAAGCGCGGTAGATGCCCAGTTTGTGCCGTTACTTGTTAAGACGTTACCAGTAGTGCCCGGAGCTACAGCAGCCACCGCCGACGTGCCATTGCCGATCAGGACGTTATTAGCCGCAAGCGTAGCTGCACCCGTACCGCCATTGGCTACAGGCAAGATGCCAGTAACGCCAGTGGTCAGGCTTACTCCACTAATCCCACCAGTCGATGTAAGCGTCCCAGTGACTACAGCATTACCAGCCACAGTGACATTCGCGCCATTCGCCGTCAGCGCAGTTACGCCGCCAGACTGCAGCTGCAGAACACCAGAGCCGTCGCCAGTTACGACCGCGCCGCCAGTGGTATTGCTTGCGTTAATGGTTGTTGGCATTGGTTATTCCTTAGATATGCCGCTGGCGCGCTTGGAGCTGGGCGAGGAGTTGTGTGTAGATCATTATATGTCCTGTCTAAACAGTGGTGAACGCCACGCCGTTACCTGCGCCAGTGGGCAACGTAGTAGGATTAGAAAATATAGTGCCGAAGCCAGTGCCAGCATTCCAAGGATAGGCAGCGATGAATGGCGTAGTGCCACACGCTACGGCAATAGCATCTCCCGCAGGACTGAACGCTACGTCGTTATTGGTGCCAGCAGGCAGTGTAGCGGGATTAGTATACTTAGTGCCAAAACCAGTGCTGACGTTCCACGGGTAGGCTGTAATGAAGGGTGTTGTGCCGTGCGCCACAGCAATGGAGGTACCCGCAGGGTTAAACGCAACAAAGTTGGCACCGCCAGTAGGCAGCGTAGCTGGATCGGTATACTTAACGCCAAAACCAGTACCGACGTTCCACGGATAGGCGAAGATATAGGGTGAAGCGGTAGATGATGCAGCGATGGCATCACCAGCAGGGCTAAAAGCTACGCCACTGGTATTATTACCGGCGCCGCCCGGCAGCGTAGCTGGGTCTGCGTATTTAGTACCGAAACCCGTGCTGACGTTCCAAGGGTAGGCAGCGATGAATGGTGTATTGCTGCCCGTTACAACAATAGCATTACTGGCGGGGCTAAAAGCTACGCTAAAGCCAGTGGAGCCTGCTGGTAGTGTAGCTGGATCGGTATATTTAGTGCCAAAGCCAGTGCCGACATTCCAAGGGTAGGCAGAGATAAAAGGTGTAGTAGTGTGCGCTACAGCTATAGCGTCACCCGCAGGACTGAAGGCTACGTCGTTGCCTTGACCAGTAGGCAGTGTAGCTGGATTGGTATACTTAGTGCCAAAGCCAGTGCTGCTCCAAGGATACGCAGAAACAAAGGGTGTTGTGGCGTGCGCTACGGCTATAGCATTACCAGAAGGACTGAATGCTACCTCGTTGCCAGTGCCAGTAGGCAGTGTAGATGGATCGGCAAACTTAGTGCCAAAGCCAGTGCTACTGCTCCAAGCGTAGGCGGAGATGAAGGGGGTTGTAGTGTGTGCTACGGCTATAGGATTGCCAAAAGGCGCAGCCGTACCTGTTTGATAAAGATAATTTGCCATCCACTTAGTCGCGGTGACTTTAATCGCCATTAAGGTGTTGTTTGGCAGAACGGCTAAAGTCCCCGTTGTCCCACCACCAAAAACTAGAGTGTCGCTTGTAATATTAATCCCAACTCCTGTCCCGCCATTCTCAACAGTGAAAAGCACAACCGTACCAATAGGAAACGCAACACTAGAGTTAGCTGGAATAGTAAACGTG